CCTCCGCTGAGGGGACAGCCTTCACATTCACACCGACCTCGAACCGCAGCTCAGTGCGGCGCACCCCCAGCTTCGGGTATCCCAGCTCCAGGCGGTGCCGGATACCCTCCCCGTCCCACATGCTGTGCTCCCGGTACTCAAACGGGGTGTCCGTGATCAGGTCGGACTGCACCTTGCCCAGGTCGTCCGTCGCCCACCACGCCAGGCGGAACGGGCCGGTCTCAAACTCGACCGCGTCCCCGGCGCCGGTGGTGAACTCCACCGTCCGCTCTTCCTCGCCCACGCGCACCGGCGAAGTGAGCGGATCGACGGACACCCGCAGGTTCCCGTCCGGGTAGGACTGTAGGTGGTCCCAGACTTTGCGCAGCATGTCCAGGGGGTCCACCTCGACCCCGGCGAAATCCTCGCCCAGCCAGGGTTGGCCCTGCGGGTACATGCTGAACCCGCCCGCTTCAATAGACAGCGACTGGCCTTCGGCAGCGACCCGGTCCACAATCGCGAACACCGGCTCCTGTTCGGCGTACTGGGCCACGATCCCACAACCCCATTCCCTGACCACTGGCAACCCATCAGAGCCCATGAGGTGGGACACCTCAGTGGGCAGGGTGCCGCTGATCGAGGCCGGGGCGGATAAGCTGGTGGCCACCTCGCCGCCCTTCAGCAGCAGATCCCGGTCGATCCACGCCCTGTCCGGCAGGCTCAATAGCTGAAAACGCCACACGGGCGGACCCCCTTATGCGATCTCGTTATCCGCCTGCTCCATGAACTTCACTGAGAACACCATCCCCGAAGTAGGGGTCAGCTCCACCGTGCCGTTGTATGAAGCGTTATTCGGGCTTGTCTTGTTCGCCCGACCCACAAACGCGGTGCGGGTGCCCCGAATCTCCGGCGGCACATACCGCTCATCGTGCACCACCCAGTTCTGCCGCTGCGTCTGATTCGACTGGGATGCATCCCACTGGAACGCCTGGGTAGCGTATTGCGGTGACGTGGAACCAGACCCCGGTCCATAAGTCACCCAGCAGTACCCATACCCGGCGTTCGGGTTGTACCGGACAGCCAGCCACTCCATGCGGATCTGCATCCGGGTCGCCCACTCCGGCACGTCCACGTAGTACGCACCGTTGTTGTCCTGACCACCATAGTTTGGGAACCATTCGCCCCGCGGGTGCGCGTCCCGCGAATTCAGGACCAGCCCACCGTCGCCCATCACAGCAGGGCGCGGGAACACCAGCTCTTTCGTGCGCGGGATCGCCACCTCGCGCAAATCGGTGATCATCGCGTTCGTGATCGTCGCGGTGCTTGCCGGGATCGTGATCCTCGCCAAAGCAATCGCAGGATATGACAGCCCCAGCTGTGCGGCAGACTTCGTTCCTGCCGGCACGCCCGAGATCACTTCCAGCCGGGAATAGTCGAAAGCATCCGGATCAGCCGGCGCCTGCCCCTCATACTGCGGGTCAAGGATCTTGGCGACCACAAGATCTGTTCGACCACCTGCCGAACCGGTGGCCGCCACAGGCACCGTGGTCTGGGTCGCGTTGCGCAGCACATAGGTTTGCTGCGCCGCGCCCGAATAGCGGTTCCTAAGCAGGGCCGCCCCCGGCGCGACGCGCACTGAAGGGCCAGGAGTCGCCAGAGCCTGCACCCGCAGCGAGGCCGGTTCCACGATCCCCTCGGCGCTCGAGGTCGCGGCATACGCCAACAGCCGGGCAGTATCAGCGGTCACTTCCGCCGCGCTAATCGCCCAGGGCACACGGTCAAGCATGAGTAGTCTCCTAAATGGTTGAGTAAGCGTCCCGGTAGACCAGCACTGCCTTGGCCGTGCTGGTCTCGTCCACGCAGGTGAAAGTGATATCCGATTGGCCTACAGGCAGCTCGGCCTTCGACAGCTGGGTGGCACGGGTCAGCATGCCCGGCACCTGGGCGCCATCGGACCGGGTGACCGTCTTCGTCAAAGCGTCCACGGTCACCGACACGTCATAAGCCAACGACCCCACCAAGCCGACCTCCCAGCCCGCGGCCGCGACCACCTTCGGATCACGGCACGGGCCCTGGAACGTCACGCTCAACGGGGTCTTGGTGTCGCCGCGGTTATCCACCAGGCCCACCCGCACCCCGCCCCGGGCATTGAACCGGAACGGCACACGCGCCGGGAACCGGAGCCCGCCAGAAGCCTGCGGAACCACCGTCAGCGTCACCACCGACTCGTCTTCCGCATAATGCCGAGGATCAACCACCCGGAAATCACACGCCACGATCGCAAGCCCCTGGACTGCCCGGACATCAGGCTTGGGATCCGCCCAACGCCCAGGCCGCCCATAAACCCGCCGCCATTGATCCCCGATCCGGTACGACAACGGCCGCACCGCCCCCGGCACCAGCCGCACCGCAGGATCAGCCCACGCCGCACCGAGAGCACCCGCCACACGGCGAGCGCTCTCGATGTTGGTTTGGTTGGTGGCGAGGGTGAATCCCCAGGTTTTGCCGCCGAGGAAGTCACGGCCGACTATGACGCCGTCGCCCATGGGGGTTTTGGTGTCGGCCATGGTGATCTCGGTGTCGCCGGGGTCGAAGTCGGTGATGAGCAGGTTTCCTGTTCTTTCTCCGAGTTCGATTCCGGCGTACCTGATTCGCAGTTGGCCGCGGTCTGTTGTTGGCATTTAGCGACCTCCTGTTCGGGCGAGTTTGCGGGATTCGAAGGCGGCGGTTTCGAAGAAGTCCTTCGGGGAGCCGCCGGTGGCGCCAGCGTTGTAGTTGTAGTTGGTTACGGATCTTCCGTCTGCGGTGGTTCGAGCGACCTCAATGGATTTGAGGATCGCGTCGATGCGCTGGTTGGATGGGAGCCCGCGGGTGGCGGCCAGCTGGGTTTCTAGCCCGGCGCCGGCCAGTACCTGGGCGGTGAGGTCGGCTGGGCTTACTCGGGCTGTGCTGGTGAAGTTCACCAGTTCTGGTCCTTGTTCGCCGACGAGGGCTAGTCCGTTAGCGCGTCCGCCTCTGGCGAAGGCGGGAACGTATCGGACGTGGCCGCCGTCGGCGTATGAGCCGTTTCGTTTCCAGTGTGTCCACGCTTTTTCGGGGTCGCCGTACCGTTGCTTGATGTAGTTCAAGCCCCAGCGCGCCTGCCCTTCAGGCGTGGATTCAATAGGCCCGTGCATCGAAGTCATCTTCTGGAAGAGGCCGCGGGCCGAAGACTGCTTATTCGCAGCATTCGGATCCCAGCTGGACTCGTGTGAGATCAACTTCGACAATGCGTTCCAATTCCGACCAGAGTCCCAGCCGTATTGAGCCGCGACACCGCGAACGGCGGACTGCACCGCACTGTCAGGTCCAGTAACGAAGTCCTTGACGTTGCCGAACACGTCGCGCCCAAAGTCGCCGATCTTGGCGAACTGTTCCTTGATCCAGTCCACGGGACCGGTCACAAGCCTTCCAATCGCACCTCCAGCCATCTGCGCAAGGAAGTTGTCACTACCAAAAGTGCTAGTGAATTTTCCGACCAGCTTGTCCTTCAGTCCAAGCAGCGCACCGAGCGGGTTGAACCCGCCGCCGGCGCCGCCTTCGGGGAGCATTGCCCCATTCAGGTAGGGTGCCGGGTTGACGGCCTTGCCGCCGGTCCAGGTTTCCCAGTGCAGGTGTGGCCCGGACGAGTTGCCGGTGTTGCCGGATAGCGCGATCTGCTGTCCGGCTTTCACCATTTCCCCGACCTTGACCAGGAGGCGGGACAGGTGACCGTAGTAGGTGTTCCTGTTCCCCTCGTGGTCGAGGAAGGCTCCGATGCCGGTGCGCCCTGTGATCGCGTTCGTTCCGGCGCGGGATACCCTGCCATCCATGGCCGCGAAGACCGGGGTTCCGATGGGCACGGCGAGGTCGATACCAGCGTGCGGGTACCGTCCACGCGACGTCCCGAACCCGGAGGTTACGGCTCCCCCGCGCACCGGGCGCACGAGGCCTCCCTTGGCGTAGCCGAGGGCTTTGGCTCCGAACCGGTTCAGCGCGTCCAGGAAGCCAGGTACTGCCCTGGAGATCGAACGCTGCGACTCCTTGCGGACCACGAACTCGTCCGCATGGACCACACCGGCTTCCTGGTACTTGTGACCGGGGCCGGTCCAGCCGCCGGCGTAGAACTCAGGAATCTCGGCAGCTTCAGGTAGACGCCATTCCGTTTTCAGACCGATAGCGTCAGCGACACCATTGAAAGCGGCCCGCAGCCCCTTGTTGTACACCGTGTCAACCACAAAGTTGATCGGCTTCCGGGCGACGTTCGCGACCTTCTTCCACACGGACTCAATGAAGTCCACGCCACTCTTGAAGGCATCAGGGAGCGTCTTCGTCACGAAATCCCGCAGCTTCTCGAACACGGGCTTGATGCCCTTGTTCCAGACATTGGAAATGACGTTCTTGATGCCATTCCACACAGGATTTATCACCGAATCGCGGAACCAGGTGAACACGTTCGACAGGGTGGTGCGAACGTAGTTAATCACCGTGCTGAAGACGAGCTTCACGCCGGTCCACCAGGCGCTAATAAGCCACTTGATCCCGTTCCACACCGGCGTGATTACCGAGTCCCGGAACCAGGTGAACGCGGCCGACAGGGCACCGCGGATGAAATTCACCGCATTCTGGAACACCGTCTTGATCGCAGTCCACGCATTGGAAATGGTCGTCTTGACCCAATTCCAAACCGGGGTGATTACCGAGTCCCGGAACCAGGTGAACGCGGCGGCTAGAGCGGTCCGGATGAACCGATCCATGCTCGTGAAGATGTTCTTCACGAAATTCCACATGCCTGAGATCCCGGCCTTGATCCCATTCACCACCGGGGTGATGATCGTATTCAGGATCCAGGTGAAGGCTGGCGCCAGGACGTTACGGAAAATGTTCACCCAGAGGGTGATGTACCCTCGAACCGCGGCGACCACGAATCCGATGGCGCTCCGGATGCCATTCCAGACTGGCTTCACGACGTTCTCGTACAGCCACATGAATGCCGGCGCTAGGACGTTCTTGTAGAACCAGACCAGCGCCATGCCTGCCGCCACAATCGGCGTCAGCGCGATCGTTATGGCAAGCTTGATCCCCTCCCACACCGGCTTCACGACGTTCTCGTAGAGCCACACGAAAGCTGGGGCGACCGTGTTCTGGAAGAACCCGACCACGTTGCCGACCACATCTTGGATGAAGCCGACCGCGCCACCGACAGTGTCCTTGATCCCCTGCCACACGGTGGAGAAGAAATCACCCAGGTTCGACATCGCACCCTGGAGCCAACTCACGGACGAGTCAACGCTGCCGCCGATCCCTTCCCAAATGGAAGAGAAGAACTCGCCCATGTTCGACAGGGCCCCGCGGATCCAATCGACCGCAGATCCTACGGCGCCCTTGATCGCGTCCCAGGCACCGATGAAGAAGTTCCGGAAACCTTCGTTGGTGTTCCACAGGTAGATGAATCCGGCGGCCAGGCCCACAATCGCGGCCACCAGCAGCCCGATGGGGTTAGCGGACATTGCCACGTTCAGGCCCCACTGTGCGGCGGCCATTTTCTGAATCCACCCGCGGACGGTCTGCACGATCTGCAGGCCCATCATGGCGAGCTTGTACCCCGTGATCGCCCCAGCAAGGGCAACCAGAATCTCCTTGTGTTCCATGAGGAAGTCGAACGTTTGCCGGGCTATGAAGCCGAGGCGTTCCATGAATCCCGGCAGGCCGGAAGAAGTGATCTCCCCGTCGTTGTAGACCCATGCGGCGCCGAACGCTTTGATTCCGCCTACGACTTCGAAGAAGAGCTCGCGCACGCTGAACAAAAAGTTCACCAGCGGGTGGTCTTCCTCGATCCCGAACGCTTCACGCAGGACGCCGGAGAAGTTCCCCTTGAACAAGATCTCGGAGACCCCGATGATGCCCTCGCGCACGTTGAACAGGAAGTTCACGAGCGGGTGGTCTTCCTCGATCCCGAATGCTTCCTGCAGGACGCCGGAGAAGTTCCCCTGGACGAGGATTTCGAAGATGCCCTGGAACCCCTGCACGGCCTTCCCCAGGAATTCGCCGATCTTCTCGCCGACGACTTTCATGCCGGCTTCAAGAGGCTTCAACGCTTGGGTGACGCTCTGGATGATGGGGCCCAGGTGCTGGAAAACACCCGACATGAGGTTCGCGCCGATACGTCCCAGTGCGGCCATGAAGTTCTTCATGGAACCGGTGACGGTCTTGCCCATCTCGTCCGCGACGGTACCCGACGCCGAGGTCATGGCGGCCTCGAAGTCCTTGAACCCGATCTTGCCCTTGGACGCCATGTTGAACACTTCGTCAGCGGTGGTGCCCATTTGCTTGGCCAGGGCCGCGTAAATCGGGATGCCCTTATCCGCAACCTGGTTCAGCACATCGTTCTGCGCCTTACCTGTGGTAGCTACCTTGTTCCAGATCGCCCCCATCTCATCCATCGGGATGTTCGCGGCAGCGGCAGTGTTCGCTACGCCCTTGAGCATGCGCTCCAGGGCCTGGCCCGGCTTGATTCCGGCAGCCACGGCGCCTGCAGCGGTAGTAGCTGCAGCATCCAACCCAAACGCGGTACCAGCGACAGAGGCGTTGGCGTTCGCCATGATTGTCTCAACGTCCTCGGCGCTGTTGCCCAGGCCCTTGAGTTTCGCCTTCGCGTTGTCCAGCGCGGTCAGGCGACCCCAACCCTTGCCCAGGATCGTCCCGACCGACAAGGCTCCCGCCAGCGGTGCGGCGTAGCGCTTGAACGCCGTGACGAATCCAGACGATGCGCGTTTGCCACCAGACTCCGCCTTCTTCGACGCCGCGTCAGTAGCTTGCTGCATGCCCCGAGACATCTGGTCCTTGAGCCGCTGACCCAATCCCCGGAACCCGGACGCGTACTTCTTCGACGCGCCCTCAGCCGACTTCCCGGAATCCTCGGTAGCCTTGCGCAGGGTCTCGTGCGCGGCCGAGGACTTCTTCATCTCGTCCACGTAGGTCTTCTGCGCCGACTCGGCCGCGCGAGTGGTTGACTCCACGTTGCGCTGAGCAGACGCGACCTTTTCCTCAGCCGCAGCCAGCTGTGCCGGGGTTGCCTTCCCCGAGTTCCGGACTTGATTCAGCTGCTCTTCAGCCACACGGAGCTTGCCCGCAGCATTCGCAGCAGTATCGCGGGCCTTCACTGACCTCTCGGCAGCGGACTGGACAGTCTTACCCGCAGCCTCAGCCGCACGCTTCAGGCCCGGAAGCTCCTGATTCAGCCCAGCAGTGGACCCCTGCCCCATGGCCCGCCCGAAGGTGTTACCCGCCTGCCGGCCAGCGCCGGGCATGACGGAATCCATCTCACGGCGCACATAGCTGTGAAAACCGATGAACTTCGGCATCACCGTCACGAAAGCGTTGCCAGCATTAAACGCCAAAACACCCTCCTTAGAAGGTCAAAAACGAGAGATTCCAGGGAGGGTGTTTTAGTGTCCGGCAGCGTGCGGGGTGAACCAATCAATCAACATCTGACCGGTTTCACGGGCCATCGCCTCGCGTGCCTCATCCACCGCCGTGCGCGGGGTGGGGAAGGGTTTAGCAGGATACTTCGGAGGAGACTTGCCCTTCTCCACCTGGATCGTCGCCAACACCGCCTTGATGACTTCACCAAGCCGGTCGTAGATCTGCGATAGCACCAGTGTTTGGGTGTCCCACTCCTCAAGTGGCGGGTGGTACTCCCCGCCCTCGTCCTGCTCAACCAGTTGCCGCGCAACCTCGGGATCGTTGAGCATGGCGGCCTTGTACCGTGACGCAGACGGCAAACCATCAATCAGCCGCAGCAGGTGCGCCCATCGGCGAGCGCCCCAGAGTGCTTCGAGGTCTGCCCCGTAGACCTCGGCGAGGTCCGCGGTCACTGCGTCACGGTACCGGGTTAGGACTCCGTAGAGCCTGGCGCGTTTCCCTGGTTGCCAAGAATCGATTCGTAGTGGGTCATGACTCGGCGGCCCAGCTCGTTCATCTGGTAGAGGTTCAGCTTCGCGTCCAGGAGCTTCTTGTAGTCTGCCTCGGACAGCCACTTCTTCATGACAGTTGCCGAGCTTTGTGCGCCCATGAGGTCCTGGGCGAACTCTTCTGCTTCGATCCAACCCATTTCGCCGATGTCGGGGAAGGTGATGATCTTCCCGCCCTTGAGTGCCTGACGGAATGACCCTGCCTTGGCTGCAGAGTCGAGGTCGGCCATGGTGGAGTTGATCTTAGGTGCATCAGACATGATGTGCCTCTTTCTGGGTGTTTAGGTGTTGTGGTTGGGCTACTTCGTGGGCTTCGGGGTGTCTGCCGGCTTTGGTCCGGGCTTTGCTCGCTCTGAGAAGCCCTGCGCCTTCAGCTGGACGATGTCTCGCGGGCTTTCGGTTTCGATGGTCTGCTTGCCGTCAGCGCTTACTAGGCGGGCCATGGTCAAACTCCTCTATCGGTGGGGGTTGGGTGTTTCGGATGAATCCGTGGCGGCTGGTACACCCAGAAAAACCAGCCGCCACGAAACCTGTTGAAATTAGGCTGCGGTGACCTTCCAGCCCAGCGCTGCGGCGTTGTTCTTGAAGCCGAGGCCGCCCTTCTGCTCTGCCTTGATGTAGCCGAGCTCGCATCTCCGTAGGCTCGCAGCCCGATCTCAAGCGATCGGGCGTCAGTCTTCGTCCATGCCTCGGAGGGGAACGAGGTCACCGACACGCGAGGGTAGAACTTCGATTCGAACCATGGTTCGGTCAGTGACCCATCGAACGTGATTGCGACGCACCGGTAGAACTTCATCTGCGGGAAGTCCGGCACCTCGTATTTCACCAAGCCGTTAGCTGACACTTCCGGCAGGGTGATTCCTTCGACCAGTGCGACCACGTTCGCCTTCACGGTTTCCAGTGCCGTGAACGTGATCGAACGGGTGTCGCCGGTGACGTCCTCGCGCACCGGGGAAAGGTGCCCGAGCGCGTCGACACCCTCGGTGTCGGTTTCTCGCTCATGGTTGATCCCGTCCGGGGACAGCAGCCCGATGGCGAGGTAGCCATCGGGCAGGGCGTTGATCTTCAACCCGGTGGCGTCCACCAGGTCGTCAGGTACTTCGGCGTCCTCCGGTGCTAGGAAAAGTGCGGCGCCCAGTGTCTTGCGGACGCCCTTCGCGTTCTCGGCCGCGTTCTGGAACTCGGTCCAAGTCTGTGCAGTCATGATTACCTCCCGCCCAACCGTGTGGGCATTAGAAAAGCCCCACACGGGGTGAGGCTGAGCGATTTTCTTGCTTTTGGGTGTGGGCTAGATGGGCCGAGATTCGGCCCGGTAAATGGCGTTGAACTTGGAGACCACATCGGAGGGGTACTGCTCCATGGTCGGCACGACTTCCACGCTGATGTTGTCGATCACGCCGCCGCTGGTGTCGTGCGGCTTGTCGACCAGGAGCACTTTCACTGCCTCCGCCAGGTCCTTAGCCGCGGTCCGTCCGGTGGCGTACACGTCGATCATGATCCGGTCATTGCGGAAGATGCTCTGCTCGGTGCCCCCAGCGTCCTGGACGTGCACGGTTTCGCGGCCGTCCACGTCCTGCGCTTCCAGCCACAGTGTCGCGTTCAGTCCCGCACCGACCAGCACTTCCTTGATGCACGCCGGTGCATCCGGGAATACGTACATCAGCCACCTCCTTCGATGATCGAGGCGGCCTTGGACAGGATCTTGTACTTGCGTTCCACTGCTGAGGCGTGGGGTGCGGTGTTCTCGATCCTGGCTGCCGCCCTGGGTTCGTTTCTCCAACCGGCCCGGGCCATGGTTTCCACGACCTGGAACGAGCCGGCATACTCGCCGGTGACGACTGGGCTAATCGACCTGACACCGGCTACCGCAGCCCGGGCGAGCCCGGTCATGGCGCGCTGCATGTCCTTGGACCGCGCGGCCTGGGCCAAGCCCTTGGAGTCAGGCTCGTAGTTCTTGGACACGTCTCACACCTCCAGCAGCGGGACTTCGACCCCGAGCGGGGTCACAATGGGTTTGCCCTCCACCTGGTACTCCTCCCCCGACGGGGTTCGTATCCGATCCGTGGACTGGAACGCGAAATCAGGGTCAGGGTCCCGGTACAGCGACAGCGCAGTTTCCACCGTGTCGCTGCTCTTGCCGGTCTCCCGGGTAGTGCGTGGCCCGATCAGGCAATCCTTGACCGGCATGGAAACTTCCGGTCGAGGATCCCCGTTGGCGTCCCTGCCGCCACTGCGCAGCACGACCACGTCGACGCGCCAGGACTTGGGGAACCGTTTGACGATGCCCATAGCGACCTCCTATCGGGGCATGATGTTGAAGAACTCGCCCTCGGAGTCCTGGGGCGCGAGGTCTCGGATGTCCTCGCGTCCCAGGAAGATCGCCCCGTCCGTGTTGCGGAACGACATGGACTGCTGGAACGATCCGGCGCCAAAGCTGATCTGCCCGGCGTTCTCGGGCACGTCCTCAGGCAAGTCCATGGCCCGCTTCACCATGCGGCAGACCACGAGGACCACCATGTCCCGATCCAGGTCGCCGCTGGCGATTCGGGCGTCAAGGTCCCGGAACCGGTTGCGGACCTTGAGAGACGCTTCCTTCAGCTTCTGCTGCGCCTCGTCCTCGTCCACTTCCGGCAGGCCTCGCCAGTGCTCCTTCAACTCTTCGAGGGTCGCGAACGGCTCTGCCATCTGCAGGCCGCCTTACTTCTTGGTGGTGCGGCTGGTGCGCGCCTTGGTCGCCGGCTTAGCCGGTGCTTCCTCGGTCTCGTCAGCGTCGCTGTCGTCGCCGGTGAAGGACAGCTCCCCGCCCTCACCCTGCTCGCTCTCGCCCGGCTCACCCTCGTCCTCCGGGGCCGGGACGCTCTCAGGCGCCACCGGCTCGTCCTCGGCGCCCTCGGCGCCTTCGGGCCTCTTCTGCACTTCCTCCGGCTTGGCCTGGGTCTGGACACGGGCCTTGGGCCACTTCCCCGACAGCAGATGAGGGCCCACACGGTCGCGCAGCCAATCGGGCACCGGATCACCTGGCAGGTAAGTGCGCAGCGTGCCGGCGGAGTCGTGGCACGCGTACGCTCCAGTGAATTCAGGCATGGTCAGCTCCTTCTTAAACGACTGAGGGGCCAAGCACGGATGCTTGGCCCCTCAGATAGTGATGGTTTAGAGAACCTTGGCCCCGAGGGTCAAGTTCACGCTCGGAGCGATCGGCAGCATGATCGCGGACGCCTTGGTCCACTGCGCCACCGGGTCGTTATCCGAGTAGGAGCCGACCACGATGCCCGGGCGAATCGTCTCGTCGATCTGGTACCGGGCGTCCATTGCCTCGGCGGTCACACCCCAGACCGTTTCGCCAATCTTGCGGCCAGCCGGCGGCAGGAACAAGATCCGCTGGGGATCCAGGATGTCCAGCGCGTTGTCATCATCGTCGGCCACCTGGGCCTCGTAGACCTCGTAGGACGGCAGCGACAGCGAACGCAGCAGCTCCTGCAGCGCGGAGACCGTGACAATTTGGGTAGTGGCTCCCGCAGGCAGAGTCATTGCCCGCACCTGCTCGTGGCGCAGCAGCACAGCCTCCACCGCGGCGCTGATCAGCATGCTGCCGGGGCGGATGCCGTTGGTGGCGCGGTACACGTCACGCCAGGCCAGCAGATCGTCAATCGGGGTCGACCCGGCGACGTTCCACAGGGTGCCGGCTGTCGGGCTGTGGGACGCCTTGCGCTCGAAGTCAGCCTCCAGAACCAGGCCGTTCTCCTCGATGGTGACCTTGCCGGTCATCAGCAGCTGGCCACGGGCGACCTCGGCGCGCGCCTGGATCTTCTGGGCCTGCTCGACACCGTCATCTAGGATCGCGTTCTTGATCGCGGCGTCGGCATTGCGCAGCTGCAGGCGGTCGTGCTCACCGAGGCGGATTTTCTCCGAGATCGGGGGCAGCGAACCACGCAGGTCCGAGATGCCCCGGCGGGAACCGATCGGCGACTCGGCATCGAAGGAGCGGAACTTGGCCACCCGGGCCAGCCCGCCGTTACCGGTCGCAGTCCGGTACTCGATGTCATCCACAGGGTTGTCGGGCAAGAACCGCTCCAAATCGAACTGGTTCTGCTCATCATCGGCGAGCGCTGCGCGGACGTATCCGGTAAGTTCTGCTGCTCCGACGTAGCGGTCATCTAGTACTAACGCCATGTTGGTTCCTCCTTAGGCGAAGATGATGCGGCCGGCGGCGGTTGCCTGGGCTGCTTCGGGGACTGGGATGGGCAGCCGGGCGGTGTTAATTCGTCCGTGCTCGTAGAGCGGTGCGCCGATGCGGGTTGCTCCATCGTGGACTCGCTGGGTGGTGAACAGGAAGCCGGCGAGAATGTTCTGGTCTTCACCTTCGCCTGCGGCTGCCCAGGGGCCGTAGAGGCCGTTGGCGAGCTTGCGCAGCGCGATTCCGGACTTAAGTACCCCTTTGGGGTAGTGGGTGGCCTTGGTAAAGGCACTGAGGTCCAGGGTGATGGTGCGGCAGGCGTTGGTTCCGTGGGCGGAGCCGAGCCAGGACTGGTCTTCGGTGCCGGTTTCGGTCCGGCGGATGCTGAGATCCATGGGGTTTCTCCCTTACTTCTTTCCGTGGCGCTGCTTGTACAGCTCTTCGCCGGCGGCCACTGAGTTCGGATTGGTGTTGTTGTTTCCGGTCCCGGATCCCGGGATGGGTTGTACTGAAGGTTTGCTGGGCTTGCCATCCCCGCCCGCTCCCCCGGTACCTGCGCCGTCGCCGCTGCCCTTGCTGCCGTAGAGTTCGGCAACGAGCGCGGCGGAGGCTTCGAGTTCCTCGGCGGTGCTTCCCTGCACCAGCGCCTGGTACTTTGCGGGGATGTTCTTGCCATCGAGGGCTTTGAAGCGGAGATTTTCCTTCTCGAGGGCGGTGACGCGGGCTTCCGCCTCGGCTGCCTTCTTCTTGGCTTGGTCCAGTTCGGAGAGCTTCGCGTCCTCGGCGTCCTGGATCTTCTTCTGAGCGTCGGCGAGATCCTTTTCGAGCTGGCGGGCCCGAGCGCGTTCGGCGTCGAGGGCTTTCTTACCGCCTTCGCCAAGCTGCTCATCCCCGTTCTGGCCTTGCTCGTTCTGGCCCTGGTCTCCGGTGCTGCCGCCGTTCTGGCCGCCCTCGCCGGTCCCCGAGCCGGTGCCGCCGCCGGCGGCCCCGGCCCCGGCGCCGTCGTTGCCTTCCACGAACCGGGCGCCCTGCATGCCCATCGCGGACATGTAGTACGGCAGCGGTTCATGGCAAGGGGCGGTGGAGGCAGTGCGTGCGAGAGTGGATGACATTGAGTTCTCCTTCAGTGGGTGATGCCACGTCGCGTGGCTGACGACCTGGCCGGCGTCGCGCCGGGCCAGGTTTACAGTGGGGTGACCACACCGTCGGTGACGATCTCCGGGAATAGCCGTCGCAGCATCCCGGTGACCTGTTCGATGGTGGGGTACTTCTCCTTGGTGGCCTCGCGGGCGATCGTGTAGGCGACGTACGCGCCTTGATGATCGAACCCTTCAGGCAGTTCGTCGGCGTTGCGAACCAGCACGGCCTCGCAGTTGCAGCCGCCGTGGTAATCCTCGCCGTCCGATTTACGGGTCAGGGCCTTCTCCTCGCTGCTGTAGAGCCAGGCGCCGGAGCGGCTGGCCAGCATCAGACAGAAAGAGCAGGTTCGCGGCCCCTTCGGCACGCGCGCCCACCCGACCTTGTCGCGCATGGCGTTGATCTGGATTGTGTCCCGACCCGGTTGGCGCACGTACTTGCCGAGCGCCCCTGTCAGGTTCCGCAGGGTCCCGAACGGGTCATCAGTCCAAAGGTCACCGGCCGCGTACCGCACCTTCTTCTGCAGGGCCTCCAACGGGTAAGCACTAGCTGCCGCCACAGGGTTCGTGCCGGGCAGCACCTCCCGGTACCACTCGACCGCGACCTGGGAGGCGATAGGGCCGTATTTGTCGACCAGGAGCGGGAACAGCTCCAGCAGGGCATCGCGCGCCTGCTCGGGGTTGTTCAGGTTCAAGGAGTAGAAGATCGCCTGCAACTCCCCTGACACCAGCTCCACAATCTGCCGGTTCGCGTCCTTGAGCTGCTGCATTTGCGCCCGCGTCGTCACTGGGCCTCCTCGGCCCTGATCGTGACCGGGTTACCGGGAACGAACTCCAGGCCAATCAAACCGACCTGGCTGGCCGCCGAGTCGGCGGTCACCCCAGCGCGACGCAACTGGCCCAGCGTCTCTGCCTGCAGCTTCAGCTCCTCCAGCGGGTGCAACTGCTTCCCAGCTGCCTCCGCTGCGGTCCCCGAGCCCGTGGAGGCGTTGGTGAGAGCCGCCTGCAGCACCGAGGTGCTGCGCTTGCTCTTCAGATGCGCCATGGCGCGCTCCACATCGTCCGGGTCCAACCCGTACTGCTCCAGGGCCAGCTCACTGTCCGCCAGATCCGTGAACGAACTGACGAACTTGGAACCGGCATCAGCCTGCGAGCTCGGAGTCGGAGTGGCCGGGTTCGCGAACTTCGGCCGGATCTGAGCGACCTCCTGAGTGAGCGCCTGCAGCTCGTCCTCGGTCGTCGCCTCCTGGCTGATCGCCAAGACGTTCAGCGCGGCATCCTGGGACGAGTAGGTGAACTGCCGGATCTCCTTGCGGCACACCGAAATGAGCCCGTGCTCGGCGGCGCGGATCGCGTCAGCCGACGAAGGGTTATCCTGCACCACACCCAGCTGACCGAGAGGGATGTCCGTCTCGGCGTGGAAGTTCATGGCGATGCTCTTGAGCATCTCCGTGTGCGGCTGGAAGTTCGCCTGCGCCAGCTGCTGGAACGACGGGGTTCGCCAATCGCCAGTCTCGTTGTCGCGGCGCCCAGGCACACCCCAAATTGCTCCGATAGCGCGCAGCGGGTCGATCCGCTTGCCGTCTTTGTCGAAGAACGCGCCACGGTGAGCGTCGATCAGAACGCCTCGCGGGGACGAGTAGAACTCGGCGTTGACTTCCTGGCGGAGGATCGACCGGCAGGCCCGGTCAATGTGTCCCATCACCGCGCGGGTGATCCGGGAGTAACCGAACGGGCGGCGCAGCTCAGGGCGCCACCGGTACGGGGTGCACTGAACACGGTGCGGGATGGTCTGATATGTCTCGACGACCACCCAGCGATTCCCGGCCCGCTGCAAGTCCAGGGTGTAGCCCGGCAGGTAGAGCAGGTGATGATCCCTATCGATGACTTCCAGTGCCGCGGTGGTGCGGCCCGTGCGCGGGTCTACTTGCGCTGTTCCCGAGG